ATGTTGTCTTCAATGCCCAGTCAAGCTGCTCCTGAAACTGTGTGATGACACCAAGTGCCGATGCGGCCGAACCGATAATTCCGTTCACTAGATTGTATGTTGCGCTATGCTCGTCCATGGTATCATTATTTAAGACCAAAAAACAGTTGGTATATTTTCGTAACCATCTGGACGAGGGACAGGAGTTTCGTTACCATCCTCGTCCGTTACAGTCCAAGTTGATGCCCAGTAGATGAACGGGTCAGCATCTTCGGGAATCGGGATGCCCACAAGGTCGCGGAATAGAATCCAGTAATCAGCACCGTTGTGTTCACCGATTTCGTGCAGGGCGTATTCGTGGGTTGAGAAGACAGCTTGTATAACGCCATCAACTTCTGTGGTAAATCCATGAGCGACGCCGAACTGTTCAGCGATTGCCTTGGATGGGAATTTTAGTAGGTAGTCCTGCATTATGTCGTTAATGTTACGAGTTTTGCGTCAGAAAGACGTTTTTTGTAGTAGCGGAAAAATTGAATATGTCCGTTGATTCTGGCTGTTCCATCGTGGACAACACCTATGTCTAATCTAGATACTAAAGAAGTTATACTTGCGGGAGAAGCCGTCACAGCAGCAGCACCATTTAACGAAATCGCGTTGCTTCCTACTTTATATGCGCCAGCAACCTTGTTTAGTGCAGTTAATGATTGATTATTTAATGAGAAAATGCGGGTTTGTGATCCTCCAATTACTGTGTCTAATCTCTGAATTGAAGATCCTGATGCTGTTCCGATCCTTATAACTTCGGCAAAGGTATTATTGGAGGCTTGGAACAATGCCATTGCGCTATTCGCATTAGAATACCCTGACACAAACGAGTAATTACCTTGGAAAGTCCCCTCACTCTGGTTATAGAAACTCGTAAAGCTCGCGCCCGTGATACTGCACACATCCGCGCTGCGAACTACGGACGCTGTGGTGGTCGGGATGTAGGATGTGGGGAAGGCGCCTACTTCTAGTTGTGCGCCCCAGAGATAGATGCCTGATGTTCCGTCTCCTGTGTAACTGACTGTATTGTTTGCGGAAGCAGTTTGAACATAAAATCCGTTCGTAGATGTAGATGTTGGAGTTCCTGTAATTGAACACCTATACCAACCGTTCCCGAAAGAGGTTATTGTTCCTGTGGCATTTGCTCCGACAGTTCCAACTTGCCCGTTCTGAAGATCAAAGTATGCAAATGAGTTTGCTGCAAATCCATCACCTAAATTCAGGTATGCAAAATTTCTACCATCAGCTTTTGCAAAAATAGAAAATGTGTATGGAATTAATGATAAAGCATTGGAAAATAATCTGTAAAGCAAATGCGTTCCGTTGCTTGTATCTTCGACTAATTTTTCTGCATCAGTAGCTCCAGAAGGTGAGACTGCTACATCCGCAGATGGGACACTTGTTCTTAATTTAGTCCAATATACGTTTTCAAATTCACTGCTTCTTTGGAATAAATTAGTCCTGCTCTCCTCGATCAACAATCCCTTGCAAGCAAGCGTGACGGGATCGTGGTCGAAGCGGGGGGTGTTGATTGCTGCCGATTGGATTAGCCCGTCACTCCCAACAAATCTTGCGGTAGATGCTCGCGTGAACGTAGGGGTGGGACCTTTACGGGCGGTAAGGGTCTTGTCGGTGGCGAACTGAAGGTCGAGGGATAGCTTGTCCGGGTTAAGTGTTGCACTTCCAACTAGAGAGCTTGATAGGCTGAAATCCATATTATTTGAAAATTAATAGCTGCGATACTGCATATTGGAGTTTGTGGATATCCGATTCGAGATAATCGTCTGGGTGTGCTGCTCATCCAAGCGCATCAATTCATCCGTGAGCATCTCGCTGGCCTCTTGGTCTGCCAATGCAGCCCTCTCCTGTTGCCCCTCGGCACGGAGGTAGTCGGAATACGTCCCGTGTGCCATGTATTGGAACCACTCGTTCGGGATGTTTGAATTATCACCTGTAGCAGTGCCATAGGTATCGAGCAGTTGCGTCTTGCAGGTCACCCACACGGTGTCTGGGATCGTAGTCCCATGTATCAACTTGGCTCCACCCTGTGTCACGGTAAACTCATACTCCTGAACATTGATCCCGGTGTATGGTTGGGTCTTGTAGATACGCAGGAAGGTATCGACCTTGTATCCGTTGGGGTCTTCATACAACACAACCCCATCGTCCGGGGTGAATTGCTGACCCACCAGTAGGAACCTAGTCCAGTAGTTACTCGCACGGTATGCCTTCTGCGCCCGGCGATTGATAAGTGCCTTGATCCGCTGCTCCTCACCGACAGCAAACATGACACCGCAAAGGGCTTGAATCAGATCGTAGAGTTCACTGTAGGTTTTTGTCTGCATCAGATTTTATTGGCGATCAATGAAGGTTCGAATTTTTGAAAATCACGCACAAATCCCCGGTCGTTCCAGCACTCTTTCCCATACTTCTCAGCGATGAGGAAGTATTCGTGGCTTGGGATGCTGGCAATCATCTTGCCAAGACCTTTGATGGATTTGTGTCCTCTGGCCTCAAACGCCTCTTGGGCGCAGGCTCTCTCTCTAAATTTTTGTTGAGTTTCCATCAACATTCTTCCGCTGCACAGCTCATTAATTAGAGCGGAATTCATCTCAGCTTCAGATATTTTCATATAGATAAAAATATGGGTGAGGACAGAGATTAAACTGCCCCCACCCAGATTAGTTATTAGGCGTTGTTCGCAAGACCGTAAGGATCAAGGATGGTGATACCGAAGATGATCTCACCAGCAGTGATGCTTGCAACAGTTCCGCCGAGGGTGGCGATGATGTTGACGGAAGATGCCGAGTTGTTGACATATCCCGGCTCGGTGTCGAGCAGCGTTCCGCTATTGTATGCGGTTGCGGTCAGTGCGTCGAGGTCAGTCGAGGCAATGAAACCAGCAGCTGTTCCAGTAACACCAAGCGTAAGGGTGATGTCAGACGCGCCTGCGATAGGCGTGAAGACAGTCACAGCTGCGTTGGTAACGATAGCACCGCGAGGAACCACGCCGATCACCTTTGCTGACGTTCCAGCAGCAACGAGGTCTGCTGCGCTCATACGGAAGAAGTGGGTGAACCCACGCGACTCTTGATTGCTTAATTGAGGCATATAATTATTTAGTTAATTTTCAGTTGTTTATATTACAGGGTGATCTTGCCGTGTGCGCCGGGATGCTTACAGACGAGAGTTCCAGCCATGTCAACAAAGCCACGCTCGCCACCACCTTGGTTCTCAAGGCGAGTAACACCCATTGGGATGAGCGTGTTGAATTGCAAGTAGGATGGATTGACGAGGTAGCCAGAAGCACCAGTCATACAATCTGGGTTACCGTTGATAACTTTAACGATACCGAAGTCGGAATCATAGAGTTGGACGGAGTGAGTGACCTTCTTGCTCTCAGCGTTCTGGTTGACAGTGTAAACTGCCTCGGAAGCAGCAGCACCGCTAGAACGGGTGAAGTTGCTGATCACCTTGCGAAGGGCTACGTTGGCAACGAGGGACAGCGAGTTAGCTTCACCATTGACGGAGAAGATCGACGCGATGATGTCGTTGAACGTGGTTTCGGTAGGTGCGCTGGACAGGATGCTTGCAGCCGGGGTGCGGTATGCAGCAGGAACGTCAGCAGGACCTGCGGAATCCAACCAGTCACCAAGGCCACGGAGGGCGTATGGAGTGCCAGCACCATCCTCTACGGAACGGTCGCTGTTGGAGCAGATACGGGCTTCGACATCGCGTTTGATTTCGCGCATCGACATTGCTTCGGCTTGTGCGATGTTGGCTGGACCAACGGATGCAACAGCTTCTTGAAGGTTCGACACGAGGAAGTCGCGGCGGAAGATTTGAACGTAGTTACCAAGGCGAGCGCGTTGTGCAAACTTGTCGGAGAACGAGTTCACATCTGCACCCTCTGCGATACCAGCGGTGATAGGAGCGGAAAGCTTGTCAGCAGTCCATTCCGAGAACGTGGATTTAGCAGTCCCCTTACCGCAGAGCGAAAGGAGAGGGGTTTCTTCTGGTGCAAGGAGGGTCAACTCGTTGGAGAGATCCTCGCGGTTTGCGATGGCCGAACCTTGACCCGTGCGGGCGGCAGGTGCGTTTGGTGAGTAAGTGCTTGAGATAGGCATAATATTATATGTTTAGTCGTTAAATTATTTGTATTTGGCGATTCGGGCTGAGATCCAATCATCTACTGAGTGCGATTTTTCGAACTTGTTATACGCTTCCGCGACCTTCTTCGGTTTGAGCGATCTAGGGCTAACTGCTGAAGCTCCCGTTGGTGAAGAAGATGGATTTATCTTCAACTTACTTCCAACTGCTGCTGCGTTGATCCTAGGCCTACCCTTCCCGTAGATAGAGTTTGCGGCATGGGCTAGAAGGTATTCTAGCTGCGCTCCAAGTTCTGGAATCTGAGTTTTTACCTGTTGAGCGATTGGGTCTTGCATCATTGCTTGGAATCTAGATCCAACTTCAGACTCAGGGTCTAGAATGTCTGGGATCTCCTCCTTAGCGGCAGCCGAGTAATGCTCTTCCATTTGAGCCAGTTGCTGGATTTTAACAATCTGTCTCTCTTGTGCGGGAATATATTTTGTGATAGATTCGCGGGCATTACGATTTGCTTTCCTGATCTCCCTCTTGGTGAATTCCCGGTCTCCGACAGTTATAATGTCATCTGGCCCGTAGTCTTCATGCTCCTCAAGGATTGCGTCAGTATCTTCCAACACTTGTTCAAGTTCACCATACTTAGCAATCAACTCCTTCGGGTCTGAGATATTACGGAATGGATTTTCATCCTGTGGGATCTCTTTCGTAGGTTTTGCTGCCACCTGTTGTTGGAGTTTTTCTTCCAACTGCCTCTTCTGTGCGGTTAATTCCCCAACACGTTGGAGCAAGCGGCTCTTGCCTTTCTTAGCTAGTTCTTGAATCTGCTCGGTCGATAGATTAAGCAAATCTAATTCAGCTTCTTCGGAACTAACCTCTTCCTCTTCCTCGGTCTCCTCAGTATAGTCTTCGGTCTCAGCTTCCTGATCCTCAATTTCAACCTCAGTCTCCGATTCGGATTCTTCTGTTTGTTCGTCCTGTTGTGATGCAATACCAGTTCTGCGAGCAATATACTCTTCAACTGATAAGTTTGACACTGGTTCTGTGACCCCAGCGATGGCCGTAGATTCTTCACTCATATGTTTAAACGCCAATTACGCTAGGCGGTAGCGATGAATGAGAACTGTGGATATATTAATTTCTTGTCAACCCCTCGACCCTAAACGGCAAAACGCCCTAGCAGATTTTACCTGCTAGGACGCTTCGATGTAACCAACATGAACTCCACTGAGAACTTTACTTCTCAGACGCAATATTCACGAATTGTATGATTTCGTCAAGTGTAGAAATTGATCCTGCCAATTTCATAACTTCGTTTGGATTCTCTGCTTGTCTGAGAGTTGAGATAAATGCCTCACGCTCATCCTGAATGAATGTCATGAATACTTTAAATTCTTCATTATTCACAAGGATTGCGATGGCATCTTTTAGTGTTGGGACTGGTATCATATTATTTTTGCAAAAATTTATCTATGTATACAAGAATGGTTAAAGAAGTAGCAAACAACATAAAAACAGCAAAAATAAAAAGTTTTAGTTTTTCAATAAAATTTGGTTCTATTTCTTTTTGGTAAGCTAAAACTGAGACAAATTTAAACATTTTATTTTGAGTTTTATTCATTTTAAGCGAGTGATTGAGGGCTGGGAACTATTTGCTGGGGGTTGGTTATTGATTGTTTTTTCCTAGCTTCCTGTTCCGCGTATTGCTTTTTAAGCCTTTTGAGCTTCAATTCAACATCTTTTTCTATTTTTTGGCTCTTGTTGATTTTATCTCTAGATTCCATAAGGAGACGAATTAACGCTCCCCCGGTAGTTACTGGCCGCTCAAATGCTTGAAGACCAATCGATGTATTGAAATAACGATTATCCAAAGCTCCACCTAGAACCCCGCTTTTAGGGTTCTCTTCTAGTTTCTTGATCGCGTTTAAATTGTCTTCTCTGTAATCTTTATCAACTAAACCACGGGCAGCATCTAGCGCAGTCAGACCCAATAAAACAGGTTCAAATTTAGATGCAGCGCCAGTAACAATGCTTCCAGCTCTGGCTAATTGAGGTGTTTTTGATGCAGTTGCTATATTCGCAATGGCTCCAGTGTTGGCTATTGCGGCATCAATATCTTCAATAATTTTTTGTGTTTTATCAAGAAGTGTTTGTTTTTTGATGTTCTCACTCGATCCGGGATCAGGAGTTACACGAGCGTCATTATTTGGATTAAGCTGTGCTGTCCGTTTTTTTATCCAATCTGCTGTTTTCATTTATTTCATTGATTTGCTTCCACGGCACTTCCACTTACGGCGTGATAGGTTGTTCGGTGAGTTGGGGTCTGACTTCCAATCTCCCTTGATCTTTGCGGATCTCGCGCAATAGGAATCGCCCTTGGCTGTGCCGGGTTTGATCGTAGCACCTTTCTGACCGTATCTGACGGTCTTCTCCCTGCCTGTCTCAGGGTTCTTTACCACCTTCTTGAAACGCTTTTCCATTACTTCATCTTCTTATTGATTTTCCGCTCTTGCTTCAGCATCTCCTTGGTAGGTTTCTTGCCGGAGCCTTTTGCGGCTCGGACGTTGTCCCACATCCCACGTTGTGAGTATGAGCCGTCTTCACGCTTGATCATCTTCTTTTTCATTGCTGATTCATCCCTTGGGTTTGGATTCCTCCCATCTCCGCTGGAGCAGTGCCGATACGCCCGATCTGGGCATTCTGCATCTGCTGCATCTGGAACTGGTATTGCTCGGCATACTTCTGTAGCCTTGCACCGAAGGCTTCGTCACTCTGCGCCCTCTGAGCCACGTCAGGCTGCTGTGCGTATGCCTGAAGCATCTGCATGGCGATCTGTGCGCCATTTGGCTGTGCAGGCATCTCGATACCAGCATAGATTTTAGCCAAGTCATCGGTAACCTGTTTCTGAACCTTCGCGGTAGCTTCCTCGGCGGGTTGCAGGACGTAGTCACCAAATACGGGGTCGATAGACATCGCGGCAAACTCAAGGAACTTGTCCATGTCGATCCGTCCGTTACGGTCGAACTGAACTAGGCTGCCGATCTGTTTCATGCGTGATTCGGCGTTCTCTGGGTCTGCACTCAATGAGTCGAAGGACACGCTGAACGAGTAGTCCTCATCTGGCGATCCCTTGGTCATCGTCTGCGGGTTTGGGTTGCCGGTAACTTGGAAGAAGATCTCATCTGGTCCCATACGCTGGAATAGCTTCCACGCAAGACCGAGGACATCCTTAACGTGGTCAAGATACTTGTTCACGAAAAACTGCTGGCGAACGGCAGAGATAGGACTGGTCATGTCGAGACCCACGGCGCGGTCTGCCTGCGCTCTCATGGACATCTCGATCTCCATCGATCCGTTGTCCGCTGGCGGGATAGGGCCGAAGGCGATCTCTCCCAACCTGCGGTAAGGAACCCGGCGACCCGGTCCCCAGTCGGAAGGGGGTCTGCCTGCTGGGTGCATCAGCGGTGGAAGGGTAGCTAGGCTTGCCCTGTCGATCCGGCTGTCACGCTCGGTTTTGATCTGCAACTGAGACCCACGGAGGATGTCGGAGAAGGTCTGAACCTCATACATCCGCTTCTGGTTGTTACTGAGACGGGTTACCACGAACGGGTAGTCATCATATCCATTGAGTAGTTCGTTCTTCGCGTATCCATCCACGTTGGGGTTGAATACGGTGCAATAGATACCCTCTGCGCCGTCCTCATCGATCAGGCGTTGGTATGCGTAAACAACCATCACGAGGTCGGTATCGTGCGAGATAGGCAGGTTTGTGAACCTCTTGGCCTTCTGTCCGTCCAGATAATACGAATCCTTGCCGCGAAGGTCATCGATAGCATCGTCAACCCACTCCTCGTCCCAGCCCTCGGTAGCAACCTTCTTCTCAAGCTCCTGAGCGGTCATGAACGTCCTCCAGAAGACGTATGGAGCCTTCTGTGGGTCAATGACGTATGGTGGGAAGAGAACCTCTCCATCTGGCGCACATGAGTGGACGAACGGGCAGTCAACGGAGATGCGTGGAACCGGGATGCTTGCGCGTCCCACCTTGCGGATCTCCTTGAGGAACTTACGAACACGCTTCGGTGTTATGTGCGGGAATGCCTGCACGATCATGTCGATCAGGATCGTATCGTCCGTGGCGTTGATGATCAACTCAGCCATGTCCGGGGATGCCTGTGCAAGCTGTTCCAAGGATACATCCTGTAGGAATGTGCGCTTCTCACGCTGCCATCCCACATAGGTAACCATGATGCCCTTTTCGAGCAGGTAGTTGGCTCCCAGTTCCATCTGATTCTTGAAGTCGGGAATGTAGCTGGATTTCATCCACTTGAGGAATGAGGATACCAGTGCAGCCCGTGGGATCGACGTGGTGCTGGTCGGGAACGCCTTGATGTGGCTTCTGCTGAGTGCCTGATCCAAGATTGACACAAAGGCATCGATACGCTCGCCAATGACGTTCACCTCCATGTCGGAGGCTCCATCCCAAGGGAATGCATTAGAACCATTCTTGCGAAGGTCAGAGGTCTTTCCGTCCCAGATGTTGCGTCTGTCATCGTAGCTCCGATTGCAAATCTCAAAGTATTCGTCGAGGTTCAACAGGCAGTTATCATACGCACCTCTCAGTGCCTGAATATCTGGCTCCGTTGATGCATAGATGAGTGACTCACCCTCCATGGATTCTTCATCAATGGACTCGGACATATTTTCTTCTTCTTTTGACTTCATGAGTTATATTTGTAATAAAATTCTCCATTCTCCTCCCTCACGGATACTTTGATTTTCTTTTTCAGCATCCTTTCGGAAAGCTTCTGAGGGCATTCGATTGCGACACGGTTACCGTGAAGGTCTCCGTAAACGAACCGAGGGTTCCTTGCTAATCCTGTTACCAATACCTCGATCTCCGTGGTATCCGTCACCGGGGTAGCTAGGTGTTTCTTGAACATCCACAGGGCATGGTCGGACCAGTAGATCGTGGCTCCAACCTTGTTCCAATGAGTCCCAAACTCAAGGAATTCATCACGATACGCCTTAGCCTCGGCAGGGGTTGCTCCCAGCTTCTCGACGACTTCCTTTTGTTTCCAGCAGTTAATATCCTCCATTACCTTGTCTTGTGGTTTGTGTTTTCTTAGTGTCAACGTGATCTAGGTCTGCAATGGCAGCATAACGAAGAACGTCAATAGGGTCTTTCCATGCCTCCTTGAGTCCCTGATCCCCAGTATATTCGGCTAATGCCCTGATGATGTTCTCGCAGTCGGATGATATGTAGAAATGGGGTCGGTTGATTGAGTCTAGTGGTTTGCTGGTATCGTAACTCATCTTACTAATCAACGCCTGAAGTCCCTCCTCGATCTCTAGACCGGGGGCTGGATTACAGATGATCTCCATTTCCCCCAGATCCTCGATAATGGATGAAGCCCCGTCAGACGCTTGATACCTAGCAGCACCTAGGCGTGGGTCGATTAGCCTGTCAAATATCTCCTCGTCTTCCTCGTAGTTCTGGATCAGTTCGACGTAGTCCCTGATGCCATATCCAAGCCCCTTGGCAGCCTCGCCGGGTATCCATTTACCGCTCTTCCACTCAGCCCAGTCACCATACTCCACGCTAGGCCACTCGCGGTAGATGTAGTAGGTTCCAGACTCGTCCACAGCCACCCAGCACATGAACCAGTTCTTCGCCCCGGCGGGGTCGATGATGTGGTAGCGCGTGACGTTCTTGGTCGGGATCTGATCCTTCGGGATGACGTTCACTGCGGTGTTGAACTTGGGGAACTTGGTAGCCTGAGACTTCACAGGAACCCCGTATGCGCGGATTAGGATCTCTTCCCTCGACCTGCCCTCCAAAGCCTCCTTGATGCGGTCGTAGCCACCGAATGGGTTATCCTGCGAGTGGAAGTAGTGAATACTAGCATTCCGCTTCTTCGATCTCTGGATGTATGGGACAAGCTCACCCTTGAGTAGTTCCGCAGGGCGGGATTCAATGGTCGCAGCACTGTCGAGATACTCCTTGATGACCTCCGTCCACCCGTCGATAGGCGTGAACGTCACCAGCATCTTTGCGTCCCTTGTGGCTAGTCGGAATCGCAGGGTATTGATCAGTTCTGGTCCGAGCAGATACTCGTCCAGCCATACCCCGATATTGTGCCATACAGGTGACCTGCTGCCGAGTTCCGCACCCTCCAGAATAGTGGGGTTGTTCTGATACTGGGAGTAAGTCTTGAAGATGATCTGGGAGCCGTTTGGGAGGATTAGACTGCCATCGGTAAATCCGTTCTTTTTCGTGTAAGAAATATACGCCCCTGCGGATGTCTGCTTGGTCTTTAGCTCCGCTGGCAGCCAGTCGTAAACAGCACTCTGCTGCTGACGAATGGACACCTCGGAGGTTTGTGCGAAGCAGAATATCTCGGAGTTGGGGTTTTCTACCGCAGCACGGACGATGGAGAATGCACCCCATTGAGTTTTGCCTGAGTTTTTTTGCAAGACGTTACCAATGAAATAGTTACCCGCCTCTGGAACCTCAATATCCCATATCTCGCTTACCTGTTTATCATAAACCTTGACAATAATAGTTTCTCCAGACTTAGTCAGCGCACATGAAAACAATCTTAGAAGATATTGTATCGGGAGACGAATTAAAGGGACTGATCGAACAAGGCAAAACGCTGCAAGAAGTTTCAGACTTAGCTTTTGAGCGATGCGGTCAGAGGTGGTCAACTGCCGGGGTTTCAAAACTCTGTAAGAAACATAAGATCCAGATGCCTCGCAGTGGTCCTCGTAGTGGATCTCTTCATAAGGGTTGGAAAGGTGGCAAGACCCTGAATAAGGACGGCTATGTAGAGATTTACTCTCCCGGTCACCCGAATGCAAAGAGACATACCCATTATATTTTGGAGCATCGTCTTGTGATGGAGAAGCAGTTGGGTCGATTCTTACTAAAGACGGAAGTAGTTCACCACAAAAACGGGGTGAAGACTGACAATCGTCCAGAGAATCTAGAAGTGTTTGAATCAAACGCAAAGCACCTAGCCGAAACCTTGAAAGGACAGATCCCACGTTGGAGTGAGGAAGGAAAAAAGAAAATGCGTGACGGCCAGAAGAACAAGAAACCGATGGTTCTTTCTCCAGAGTCGAGACAACTCCGCCGATGCCTATGTCTTTTACGGAACGCCATCCAAAGGGAGTTGAAACTTGATGCTCCGCCGAACACTGAAACGTGTCACCGTTTCCTAGAATCACTTGGTATGTCTTGGCAACAGTCTTTACAAATGGTCGTAAAGCACGGCATTGAATCTGTTTTTCCCCGTCCCATGCAAGCACATGAAACTCAGAAGTAATTTCTGAAACTGGAGTGCTTTTATTCGTCACAGGATCGTATATTTCCTGCTCTGGAGCAAGACACCTGTTACCTCCAAGTGCCACGATCTCTGTGACCTCTGACAACTGCTCTTCTGCCTTACCCCAGTGTGGTAGCCGGAATCCATACCTGAACGGGTCTTTCTCCGCGTTCTCGATGGCCTCGTGGTATATCTTGTGGAGTTCGACCAGTTCCTCTGGCTCCATCTCCGCGATCTCATCCTCCGAGGGAGGAGTCAGGATTTGGTGAGACCTCCACTTCATGCTACATCGATGATCACGTTGGACATCCGGGATGCGACCTTAGCCTTAGCTTGAGCGATCATGATGGCAGCGTCCTCGATAGATGCCCCTTTACGATGCTCGATCACCACGCCTGCCATACCAGCAAGCTGGGTAGCCTTGTCGGTCATGATACCTACCGTGAGTGCTAGACGGTCTGGAGAGATGTTCTTGAGTTGATCTGGGTCATCAGCAAGCTGTTCTGCCTTCTGGAAGAGCAAATCCGTGTATTCCTCGGCAGCGATGGCATACTTCCGCGAGAAGTCCTTGCGCTTCGTCTCTAGGGTGTCCTCGTGCCTCCATTCGAGGCTTCTGATGGTCTTCCTGTCGATCCCTGTCTCCTTTGCTATGGAGCAGTAGCTACGTCCCTGTGCGAGCATCCAGAGAGCCTTTGCAGCCCCTTCTGGGTTCCAGTATTCAACCCGCTTGCGGTCGCCGTGGGCCTTGGCTCTTTCGAGGACTTCTGCGAACCACTCAGGCGACTGAACCTCTAATGACTCAGATTTTGACTTAATCATTTGATTGATGCAGCGTTTTTGATCATTTTTGAGTTTCCAATTTCACTTTTTGAACTCTTGATCTCAAATGGGTTCTTATATCCAGTTATTTCATCAATTGCCTCTGGATCACCTTGTGCCGCAGCACTAGCTAAATAGTCCGCTTCTTCTGGTGCGTTTGGATCAACCATATAAGATGATCCGTCTTCGGTTACATAAGACCTATAACCCATAGCCTCAAGTTCAGAAATTTCTTCCTCATCCTCTTCGTTAAAAATATAATCACTTATTTTCATTATTTTTAAATTTTGGGCATTTGTAGGACAACACTCATTCCGTCTCTCATTGCACCAACTTTAGCGTTTTCCGTTTTTGGATACTTGCCTGTGGCTTTTTTGTAGTTATCCCCGAAATCCTTGAAATAGTCAATTAGTTTTTTGGGTTTTGAGTTTAGGAAGTTATTCCCGTTTTCTGGTCCAAGTTGAACCCAATCATAAGCCTCATGCCTAACGAAATCCGGATGTTCTTTAAAATATTTCGCTGCGGCTTTTTCGGTTTCGCTCATGAATTTGATTTGTTTTGGGTCATTTCCTAAATAAATAGCAAATAGATCTGGATTCGATGAAAGCTCAACAGCACCAAGAACTTGGTTATTAGTTGCTTCTTTGAATTCACCTATTTGATCAATTACTTTGTTTGTTGAAAACCCTTCAATTTCAAACCCTGTTGTAGCATCAAGTGCTGCTTTTCTACCGTTGAATGAATTAGAAACTTCAATTAATTGCTTCCCTGAAAACTCTGCTGCCAACTTTTTAAAGTTTGGAGTTTTTAAATAAGCCTCTAAATCAGCAAGCTTTGAGTTTTTATTGGCTAGTGATCCAGTCCCATTCTCAAAGCGTGTAGATGCACTTCTGTAAGCCCTTATAACTGAAGATAGTGATTCAAACTCTTTAGGTATTTTTGTAATCTTTTCTTTGGATTTCTTTATAAGGTCTTTCTTCTTAAGTATTTCTTTTTTTGTTTCAACTTTATTCTCAAGAGTTATATCCTCATTAAGTTTTGAGATTAAATTTGAATGCTTTTGAATTGTTTTGGCTTGAGTTGCATTGTTTTCAAGCATTTTGCCATAATTGGCTAAAGTAATAAATAAATCTTCATGATGTTTCTGGAGACCTGCATTTGCGATTTCATTTGAAACAGTCCTTACTGATCTGAGATTGGATGCATGAGCATCTTTGCCCATAATATATGTGAGTAGATTAACTGATCCTTGCTGGATAGCTTTTACTTTCATAGCTAAGACTGGCTTCCATCCCATATTAGCCCATACTGGTTTATACTTAATCCCATCAGGACCTGTGAATGTAATTTGATTTACCTTTAGGTTTGGAAATAAAATTCCACCAAGGTCCCCAAGTGCAGCCATAGCCCGATCTGCCATTGCTATTTGAACTTTTTTACCAGCAAGTTCAACAGCAGCATCTTTGATTACTGGTTTGATTTGAGTTTCTGGATCATAATTAAAACTTACATCTTTCCCTTCGTTTTTATAAAGAGTTACTTTTGCAAGTTCATCATAAAGAAACTTATCTCTAGCTTCAATTGGTATTTCTTTTGTAACTGTCCTTCTATCTCTAAGCAAGGTTAATGCTCCATTAGGTGCTGTTGGCTTAGTTAAAACAATTTTACCTTCATTATCCAATTTAGATTTAAGAATCTCAGTTGTATCATATCCTTTTTGATTCTCATATGTTTTTGGATTTAATGGTTCCGGCATATACTCCGCGTCGATCTTCTCTGGCATATATCTCGCACTAGATTGGTCTGCGCTATCGATATATCCAATTGTATCCGGTGGATACGAGTTAAGCATATCCAAAGATGTGATCTCGGTTGCAAAATCATCCATCTCATTGACGGCAAACATACGCTTGCCATCTGCGAATAATCTCTGTGCCTCGATCCTATTAGCAACGGGGTTTAAGTCTTCTGGTGAGACGTTCTCTGGCATCTGCCTCGTCTGCTCAGGCATCTTAACTTGGCTCACCGCCTCATAGCTGAATGGCATCGATGGATGCTCGTCAGGGGACATTGCTACAGCCTTACTGACCCGGTCGGCACGGTATGTCCGATACACGTTGTCACGGCTCTTAACACCATCCTCGATCAGCATGGGATTAAGGACTGCCTGTTCTCTCTGATTCAGCATCCCGAACATCGTGTTGATGAAGTTCTTGCGCTCTGTGGCCTCTACAGCACCATATTTCTCCTTGAAATACTCGATGCTATCGACCCCTTCCTTGTGGAACTGCATCATCGCCTGAGTATCACGCAGGATGAGATCCACGTTGCCTCCATACAGCTTCTTGCCACGCTTGCTCTGAGAACGCTTCTGGATGTTCTCCTGAAGCTTGGTGACTGACATGAGACCAAAGAGGAGGTTTCCATCCTTGGAGATCGTGATCGATACCGGAACAGTGTCGCGCATGGTTGCTGCTTGTGGCTTGTATACAACCTTACCAGACTTGTTGCGGGTGGTTGCTGGGAAGTTAATCATAACAACACGATCACCAGCACCTTTGCGGACTAGTCTATTGAATTCGCGGATGATACGCTTCTGCTCAGGATTCAGCCTGTTCTTGGAGAATATCTCAGCGAGAACATCGTTGGATAACCAACCCGGCTGGAACTCACCAGCATCGTCAACGTGTGCCTCCCCTTTCTCTGGGATATAGTTCTCAGCCTTCTTCCTTGCCATTACCTCTTTCGCGGTGAGACCTGAAAGAGCGCGCTCAAGGATCGTAGCCTTATCGAGTGCCACGGGCTTGCCGTTCTCTAGGATCGGGTTGCCATTCTCGTCCACTTTGATAAGCGGATGGAGAAGCTCGGAATCGATAGGATTGGATGGGTCTAATACGATCTGCGCCCCACCATCCTGCTTGTCACTCATCAATGGTTCAAACTGACCGGGAGCAAGTCCAGAACTGCGCCTGTTCATGTCTCGGAACATCTTCTGGGTGATCGGGTTTGTTTTGACCCCATCCGAGCTAAGTATTCCGTTTCCTGTAACCCATGCACCATCCTTATCGATCATGCCGCCACTTTTGAAGTGCAGGTCACGAAGGACAGGGATTCTAGGCAATACTGTCTCAAGGACTCCGCTGAGTTTCCTTTTGATATCTCCGCTGGCCGCTATGGCTCCAAGTTCGCCGCTCTCAGCCATCGATGCATACTTGTCGGAGTGCTGCTCGATAAAGTATTCGACTGCGATCTTGTCCAGAGGGTAAATAGCACCCTTCTCGGCATCGGTCATACCTGCAAGACCGAGTCGTTGGTAGTATGCATCCTTGAATGCCTCAAAGTTAGGATCTAGCTTGCCATCCTTCGATCTGAGCAATCCACCTGCAGTATTGTTTACTGTGTCACCAAGGAACAGGGCAGAGATACCACCCTCCATGTTGTTTTTGATAACCGTATGGTGAAGGGTCTCGTGGGCAACAAGTGGCTTGATCGAGTTGTTTGAGTTTACGTTGATGGTTGCCGTGTTCGTATTCGGATCGTAGTTACTGGAGCCAGAATCCTTGAAGACGTAGTTGAGGGTAGGGTTGGCGATTGCGTATGTAGCAATCGATCTCTGCATCCCCGGAGACAGTTGGTTGTAGAAAACCTTCTGCTGCGGGTCTGTCATGTTCTGGTTAAAGTTTATCACGTCTCCATTTGAAAGGTCTTTCATGCGGGATTTAGTTCCCATGAATGCACCGCCAGCAGCAGCAACAGATCCACCAAAAACCAATGATTCTGCCGCTGCTTGATAGAGCGTCTGAGGACGCATATCTGCACCATTAGAAACATATTCAAACATTAGATCAACTGGGTATGCTGCCGCAACCCCTCTTCCGGCTCTACGCAGGGTATCGGATGTGACTCCACCCAAATCCAACATATTGAATGTGTGGGCTATTCCACGATTCAATGATCCCGGCTCAGTGTGTGCTGCCACACGTTTCCAGAATGGGATCTGGCCTCGCGTTTTTGTCATCTCTTTCCCTACATACTTGAATAGTTTGCCGTAACTGGACAACATCTTTCCAGTCTTGAGTGCTGCTGCTCCTGTGGCTACAGCACCAATTACAGGACTTCCTGCGATACCAGCGACACCTGCCGCACCTACCGCAGCGGTATACATTTGATCCAATCCGCGATCCTTGAGGAAGTTTGTGACGGTTGTGTCTACCTTCGTGAGCGTTTGTCCAACTCCCTCCAGAACACCCCCAATGGCTTTTGCGGGCATGGCGCGAAGACTTCTGCCTGCCTCCATTGTTTTAATGGTTGCGTTCGCTGCCGCCTCTGGAATTCTGGTCGCCAAGCTGTTTCTGGTGGCGATGGTTTTCTCAAGTTCGGCGGTTAATTCCGGGATTGCGGATGCAGCCTCTTCGGTGACCTTGGTTGTTCTTCCTGCAATTTCTGCTGCTTTCTCGGCCCTAGCAATTGCTGCAGGAGTTGCGCCTACCTTGGCTGCCTCATCAGCGAATCTAGTGGTAAGTTTTGTTGCCACAGCACCCTTTTGAATAGCTAGGTTAGCTGTTTCAATAGCGGTCTGCAAATCAGCAATCCTCGCCTCTTGTGTTAAAACTTCGCCAATAACATTTTGTGCTTTAAGTGAAGCGCGGGTGGCTAATGGAGCAGCCCTAGCTACTTTTGTCGCAACTCCAATTGGTATTAGATTAGTTGGGTCTGTGGCAATTTGTGAGTATGCTTTACCACCTTCATATAATCTATTGAATTCACTCTCTCCAATCACAGCTTTCGCTGCATCGACCTCTTTTACGACATTCTCAGCCCCAAGAACAGTTTCAATAATCTCTCCTTTTTTGAGGTTTTCGATATCAAGTCTTGTCTTAAATTGACGTTGTCTGGCTGCATATAGCCTGCTGTCATCAATTTTAATATCCTGCTCTGTTGGCGTTGCTTGTGCTGTTGGTGCTGGTCGCCCAATTACAGCAAATCTGGGATCAGATGGGACAGTTGGCAGTTTTGATACATCATTAACTATTGCGTTTTCTACTGCGCTATATCCAACATCAGCTAATCTACCAAGTTCAAGAAGTCCAGTTACAGCTTGATCTGCAAATCCTACGTTTGCAGCAAGTTGTTCAGCTTGTAGCTTTTCTGGTCTATTTTCAACCAATCCGTAGTAAGCTCCCTGACTGAAGTAATTATAACCAATCCCTTTAAGTCCTAACCATGTTGATTCGGCAGCACCTGATAAAAATTGTCCTCCAAAATCAACTACAGCATCTAGAATATCGCCGGGGGCTGATTCATCGCGTATAACTCCGTCATCCCACTGCCTCTTGAATGCCTCTAGGTTCTCAGGTTTTACGATGTCTTCTTGGCTTATTAGGTAATCCTTACCCTTTTGCGTAATAACGCCAGAGTCATCAAACATCCCTGCTTTGTGGAGATTGAATAGCAATTTGCCACGCTCTGTGGTATTCCCATCAGCATCAACAAGGTTGAGTATCTTGCTTTTATTTTTATCTATTGGAGTCGAAAAGAGATCCAATGGATTTGTTACAATATTACCATTAGGATCAGATATCCCCATGGCTTCGAGCGGAAGCTGATCTTCCAAACTCGCCACCTCAAATGCAGATTCGCTTACTTGATTACTTAAAGACAATAATCCTTTTTGAAGGGTCTTATTGAATTCTGTTTTTTTCTCTTCAGGGACATTTGGTGGCATTTAATGGAATGGTTTAAGGCCTTATATAAAACAAACTAATAAACAAGAATTACTGAATAACTTTATTGAAGTAGCTATTCATCTCTCTATTTAGATCATCTTGTGTTTTTGCTTCTGGCGGTTTTGCTGTTGGGATTTCAATACTTGACCCAGTAGATTCATTATATCTTTCAATCCCCTTCTTGATAATCTTTTTAGCTTCATTAATAGATTCTCTGGCCGCATCTTCAGACATACTTGGATTGAGACCAAGGAACGCAGCAGATGCTTTTTCACCTTCAGCATTACTTAATGCCCCCATTCCTTTCATGTCTTTAATTGCCTCCATGAAACCCTTAGCATCAATTTGATTAAATAGAACTTTTGCATCGGCAGCATCAGATCCAGCAACCCATGTTGGAATTCCAACATTAGTCCCAAATAGGTTATCAAATCCTTTATGTTTTTCTAATTTATCAAGAAGACCTATAAATTGAACAGATTTATCTATAGCTGCAGAAGTTGCAACGGCAGACTCTTTCTGCTTTGCTTCTGATTTTATGTTTTCTTGCAGTTTAAGTTTTTCTGCTTCAGTCTTGATTGATTTTGCCCCTTCATTGGTATCATTGATAAACTTCAATGTGTTTTCAAGCAATGCTGGATCTTTTGATACTAATGCCTGCTCAATTCGAGTGGATGATTCTGGTGAATATTGAGTTCCATATTCCTGCCCTATTGCTAATGCGTTATTAATCGATGAAACTAAATCGTTTGTTTTTGTATTCTGTTGTGCAACAGCATTGATTTGAGGTGCTAATCCAGCAATAGCTTGCCTGTTTGCGTCAAATCCACTCCAGTCATTATTTTTTCTTACGATGTCAAGAGATGACATAAAAGATTTTTCATACTGTTCTGCTTGTGGCAATCCAGCAGCTTTTGCCGCGTTGATGACATTAATTGCTTCTTGTGCTTGAATAAATGGCACAGATCCGGGTTGGAAATAATCCTCTGGTTTCATAATATATTACTGTGATGGAGGAATAACAAATCGACTTCTGTCGTCAGCTTTGGTTGCAGGACCTTGCGTAGCACTTGCTTGTTGCATCTGCATCTCCATGAGCTTGTTTTGGTTGATTATCTTATTAACCTCAAATCCAGTATTCATCATGCCAAACAATGATTCAGCAGCAGCAATACGCTCGGACAATGGGATCTCCTGATCGTCCAGAACATTCTTCAATTCACCGATGCCGGGGATCAAGTCTGGAGCCTTAGATGAAATCAATCCAGCGATACGGCTTGCGGTATCTACTGATTTAGCTTTCTCTTTTTGCTCTTTGAAGTAATCTCCAGCTTGAGCAATTGTTCCTCCAATAGTAGCACCAAGGTTAGCTAACCCTTGTGCTTGAGTAGCAGCAGCATTAGCAAACCCGCTGTAATCTTGTTTAAATGACTCAGGGTTGATCCCTGAACCAAGCATTTGTCCTCTTCCGTAAATTGCCATATTGTTAAGTTATTTTCCAAACATTCCACCGATAGACCCGCCGATAGCACCGCCAATAGGCCCACCTACTATACTCCCTCCAATACTCCCAAGCGCACCCATAATTCCTGAGCTGCGAGAAGCCTTAGCTTGTGCGTTAGCTTGCGCAGCAGCAAGTTGATTGGAACGCTGTGCTGCACCAATATTAAGCGCAGCAGAAGTATCAAACAACTGTGGAGTTCCTGCACCAATCGAACCAAGACCTGTATTGATAAACTGTTGCCCTTGTTGGTAAGATAGGGGAGTGGAACCCAAAAGAGCAAGACCCGGTTGTGTGTAAAATCCTTGTGCTAAACTATAAGCGTTTTGCCCTGCTTGTGCTGCTTCGGCACGTTTGCGAGCAAATACATTTTCACGCCCCATAATTTCAGAAGCAATCGCAGCATTACCTCCCAATCGACCAGCTGCAGAGGCAGCCTCACGCGCTGTTTGTTGATACCCGCGTTGTTCTTCTGGGCTAATCCGTTGAGATGCTGCTAATGCCCTTTGAGCTTCTTCATTAAAGCTCTGCACAATACCTGCTTGTTCTGGCGACAATGCCTCCATTAAGCCACGGGTAAGTCCTGCTTGACCAGTCATCTGACCAAGTTCTGCCCCGCGAGCTTCACCCAAGCCCATACCAGCTTGCTGGGCTGCTTCACGCGTAAGCCTAAAGATTCCTTGTTGTCCACCTGTCCCACTGAGGAACGATTGAATATCACCAAGATTTAGGCCTTGAAACTGAGGGCGGAACTGTTGCTCTTGCGAAAGTATTTGTGGCAATGCTGCCGACATTCCAGAAACGTATTGCTGAATATCTTTTCCAATATCTATTTGTGGAGCTTGAATTGATTTAGGTTTACTTCCCATTGTGTTATCGTAGTTTAGAGTAAAATGTTTGCATTTTTAGTAAGCGATTACGTTCTGACCCCTTAAAGTCACGACTGAATGAAATGTATTCGTAATCATCTTTAAAAAGTTGCAGTCCACTAAGCATATCCCCGCAGCACATGGTAACGTAAAGCGTGTCGGAATGTTCAAAAGCAATTGCTTTTTCAGGATCATCACTGTGCGAGTGGAAACATAATGCAAAAACATTTGAAGTCGAAAGAACCATACCATAAGACAAATGCCAACCGATAAGTGATTGCAAGTCAATGTTGTTTGATTCATAAATTGTAAGTGCGGTTGCTAGGTGTCGGTTCATTTAATGAATGACCATAAATTGCACGAATCTTCCGGGACCCTCCGTGGAGTGCCTTATCTTAAATCCAGTTGTTTGATGGTCGTATGTGGCAAATTCAAGATTTGCGTCATTCAATACGCATCCACTTACAGCATACCCAGTCTGCATAGCGGTTGAGAAATTAACCTGTGTATGTTCTGTATCAATTTTTGAAACTGATGCAATATTTGCTCCAGATACAACAGGCCTTGATGTAGCGATGTTTACAACACCCCATGCCCTGCATCCGTAAATCGGAGCATTTCCAGCAGGAGTTGGCATGTTAGCAGATCCAAAGGTTACCCCGCCAGCGGAAGATAGTGAAATAGCACCAGTTCCTGTGTTGATTACGTTAAAGTTGCCATTTGCACCACCATCTCGCACTACTCTACACTCAAAGTCGGTAGGTGTTGCTGCGGAATGGAAGTCAACGAAGCATCCGAAGTTTGAAACAGTTCCTGTTCCTAGCTCAACCCCACTTTGAGGGACACCGAATACCCCCCCAGTTGCCGTGCTTGTCCAGCTCGGTCCATTGGTTGAAAGTTTTGTTGGTGTTACTGATCCCGCTGTAATGGCAGTTGTTGTTACCGCACCTGTAGCTAGTTCGTTGGATGTGATCCCCTGTGCGCGAACCTTGAGCTTACCAGTCCCAGTTACCTCAAGCGTAGTGCCGGAAATGGCATCCGAGGTAATTGTGGTCTCGTCGATGATGTTGTTCATCTTCGTGCTAGTGATCGTGTCAGTAGCTGTGAATGTGTATGTGGTATCAATTGCGCCCATGGCCTATTGTTGTGAGATGATTTGTCTGTTTGTGATTGATGCTGCGACCTTAATGGAGTTGATCTTGGGTGAACCAATGGTTCGTGTCAAGATGAGGGTTCCTGTGTAGCCTCTGACTCCAGCCAATCTGCATCTAATGCTGGCGGTTTCAGCCTCATTCGCTGAACTTGGAGATAACACATTGCCACCGAGAAACTGTGTAGTGGTTCCGATAGGAACTGCATTGTCGGGGTCTTCTGTGGCGAATGCGATATTGTATTCCCCTGTGTCTCCAGCAAGGTTTTGCATATTGATCTGGGCATCTGTGAACCTTTTGCGATCAATAGTCTTAAAATCGTAACCTCTGGTCGTCAATGATGCATTGATTATCGGTGTTACAAGTGATCCACCAATGTTCGATACGTTAAGCCGATCAGTAGATGTTTCAACTGCATCGATTTGATGTAAACCACCGTTTTGGGTGATAGCATAAAGGTTATTTCTTACTCCAGCCGAACCAGTCATGAAGTTTTTGATTAAGAATGCGGGATCTCCATATGTATCGAGTGATTCCCAGCCTTTGTTTTTGAAATTATAGACAATCACGGAGTTGTTCCCACGCGCATCGTTGGCTCCGGCCTCGGAATCGAGTGCCAAGGCAAGGTAATATCGGTTATCGAACAAGATGCCAACAGCTTCTGCCGCGTAATCCTTGTTGATTCGGTCAATATAGGGCTGGATATTCTTGGAAATCGGCTCATCCGAACCTCGGAGGTTATAATCGTTAAGGAACTCAAGTGAATAGACCCCATCGTCGGATAGGAACATCATCGTATTGCCACGCATTACTACGGACTTGCGAGCCAAGCACCCAACCTCGGAAGTTAACTCCTTAACTTGGACATCAAGAAGGCTTCCTACGGTTCCCTTTACGGAATGAAGGCTATTTCTATTCAATACGATGAGCGCGTCATCGTAGAATCCGTGCATCCCGACGACATAGTCTGCGGTTCCACCACTGATACGGAACTGGTTCTCGATTTGGTCGAAGGTCGTGGTATCGAGGATATCAGATACCGCGATCTCATCCGTGATCTTCCGGCTAGTATATGTTGGAGCGTTATACGTTCCTGATTGATCGTAAAGGTATGGAACCCAAATCCTTCTTTGGAAGTGAATTCCCCACGGAGCTGCAGGTTGATGCATGAAACCTCCACCAACGCTGAACCTGCCACCAAATTCAAAGATGTCTGACGAGGATGTGTTATAGTTGCCAACGGGAGCATACCACTTGATAGTGGTGGTGGTGGCTTCTGTTACTTGGTATTCGTTTCCAACCATCGATTGGAAGTCGGTAGTCGGTGACTGTCGGACTACGATTGTGTCCCCAGCTTGGATTGTAGTATTGCCTGCGACCGTCGCAGTCACAAGTCCATCAACTACATCCACATCCTTAGCGGTGATATTGAAGGTTTGTGGCTGGGTGTATGGTCCGCCGGGTGAAAGGGTAAAGCCATCAGATACCGTTGCCGAGGTTACCCCGAAGGTCACGGTCTGGCTGGTCGTAAAGACGTATGTAAAGGTGTCCTTATCGACCACGGACGCTACAGCGAAAGTGCCATTGGCAGGTGTGCCACCAGTCAATCCTGCAATTGTGATGCTAGTCCCAGCCACAAGTCCATGCTCACGCACCGACATCGTCACGGTAGTCGTCCCAGACTGGGATGCTGACAGGATAGGTCTTCCTTGAGGATACCACTCAAGTGCCTGCTGCCCGGCGCGGAACAGCATGACCTTGTCGAAGACCTGAATCATGTCGCTGTTGTCACCGACTGACTGACCCGATGAGTAGGGGATATCTGTGATGGCAAAGGTCTCTAGGTCGATCCTCTTGGCAACGGTATCCATCGCCACGATGATGTATTCCTTGTTGTTCGTGTTTGGATCGCTGAACAAGCAAGATGCCCTCACGTTGGCGTTTGCCACGTCATTGATCTGCATCTGGGAGAGTGTTCCAACCCCATCGGTAACCGATGTAATTCCAGCAACCGTATATTGTAGGGTATTGGCATCGTGATACGTCAAAAGGTAACTACCGTTCAATGCAGCATCCAATCCCGATATGGTAGCCCAGCCGGAAGATCCAGCCTCAAACCCGTGGGACGTAACCGTAATACGGATGGTTCCTGTTGATGGGACTGTGGTGGCCGAGATCGTCTTCGGACTGTCGATCAGGTAGAATGGCAACTGCAAGGGAACCTGTCCCGTGGTAAGTGCCGTAGTCAGGCTCAGAACCCCCTTACGAGGCTTCCAGTAACCCTCCATACGCCCGTTCAATGACTCACGCACCTCTCCCTCCTGAAGCTGATTCAATTGCAGCCTCTGGTTCACAGCATAAAACCCACGGTCAGCATCGTCACCGATAGGGTCAGACAGTCCCGATCCGAATTGTGACATTACAGGTAGTAAGCCAAGATAGTTCCGGAAGTGATCGTGATGCTCGTGATGTTACCACCGAATCCAAACCCAGCAGGCAAAGTAATACCTGCAAGCGATACGTTGGGGTTAGCACCCGAAACACCGAGGACGTTCCCGGTCATGCTCGTAATCACAGCATCCGCTGCAACAAGCACCCATCGAAAGTTACCAGTGATAGTCTGCGAGCCAGAGGCAGTAATTGCACCCATCTGACCTTGTAATTGATATGAATCTCCACGCATAGAACCACTGACTGCGGAACAGAAACCAATCTGTCAAGCAGGCAGGCAGGAATAGGCTTTAAATGCCCTTAGAATCGACGTGAGGGCGTTTTGGGGTATGTTTGGCTACATAGTGCCAGAATTAGGTATAAAGCGATTCTAGGGGTGTTCTGTGACGACTCCCAATTTCGATAATTTTTAGGAGGGTGGTTAATCGTGCGCGCTTTTCCCGCTCGTCGAAAGTTCGACCCCCTCCCCCCCGGTGTTCCTTTCCCTTCCTTTCCTTTCTCTTCCCTTCCCCTTAACACGGAATTCAAAGTCGAAAACACGCGTGGGTCACGCGTCCCGAAATTGAAAACACGCGTCAGGCACGCGTCGCAGAATTGAAAACACGCGTGGGTCACGCGTCGCAAAGTTGAAAACACGCGTCAAATTTGGTCGGAATCTACCACAAATTGCCGGGATTCGGGGCGAAATGCCAGCAATCCCTTACGCCATATAGAATTCAAACATCCGTTGGATTTGGTGTTATGTATGTTGTAACAAGTTGCGTATGCACATGGTAAAACAAGGTCGAGCGCGGTGGAGATTTTCTTTCGGAAAGTGCAAGCGATTCCCGCAACCCTATCCCTTGCTCCCTACCCAGCCAGTCATCCCTCATTTCCAACCTGCTTTGCAATGAGTATAACCAAGTGCAAACAGACGTAACCTGAGTCCAGCCATTGCCTCCATTCTCCCAATGCCCTCTAGAACGCATTCTAATGCCCCTCTAAGCCATCCTGCCCCTAATCTGGTATCCATACCCCATATCCACCCATCCTGCCCTTAAAATCAATCCTCGTGCCTTTTACGGCGA